CGATAAGATCAAACTCCAACGCAAATCACTTGATAAAAAAAAGCGTAGCTCATGATGTTTAAGAGGATCAAACTCTTCTAGCGTCCCACTCAATCCCATCTCCGCCAACGGACTCACTTAAAACGCTTTTCTTCATTCTTTTTTAACTCCCTCATAGCCCTTGTATTTGAGGTTCTTCTCAAATACTTCAATATTCCTTAAACCTGCTCGCTTCCTCTCAGCGTCCCTCTCTCTTCTTGTCCTCATCCCTAACGCATAAGCTCCCTCAGTAATCAATACTCTAACAGCACTTGACATGTTCCCATGAAAGAAGTCGTTTGAAATAGCTTCTACAAATGCCCTCTGTGAAGCAGTAAGGCAGCAATGTAAAGAATAAGTACTGTGCTTATATGGTAGGTAGAACGTCTTCTTTAATCGCTTCATATTCAATCCTCGCTCAATTACAGTCCTATCAAGCTTATCGGGTTAAAAGAGATGGGGAACATTGCCATCTTGTGTGTTGCTTCTCTAAAAATGGTAACTTTCTTATCACATTGATAGCTTAGACTGGACAATGTAAGCAGATAATCAACCCAAGTGCATACAATCTGCATACAATATGATGTAAGTGCCTGCAAATGAACGCATATCAATGGTCTATATAACCTATGGCGTACCGTATGACTGGTATAGATCGAGTCTTTTAATGCTCTCACCCCTCCCCCCAAGGGGGTATTTTTAAATTCCGAGTATTTAATCGTTCCCCATTTTTTTAAGAACAGAAAAATTGAAAAGTGTTTCATAAGATCGAGTAAGGTTTGTAGGCAGTTGATTGATTAACTGTGGTACGTGTTTTAAAGCGTTTTTGAGACATGGCTAGGTAACGGAAGGAGTCGGCGTAATCGGAAGCCCAATCGTGAACGGGGGCTGATTTAAAGGTTTGTTTGGATTCATCGTATTCTTTATGGTAGGATTTAAGTGCTTTGATGAGTTGAGATGTTTTTGATTTGTCGAACCAACATTTAGGGAGGATGTTACGAACTGCTTCTATGCCGTCCTCGATAGAGGATTTTTGAACGATTTGACAATTACGGAGGCCCATAGATCGAATGGTGTCTAGGCGGGAGAGTCCGGTTGATCCTTCGCGGATTGCCATATCCCACGGGAAGAAATGGGTTGCGTAGTTGTAGGGCTTATCTCTGAGTTGACGGAGGTAATAGGCGAATCCTTCACCTGCTGCGGAGATGCAATCGATGATTCTTATTTCTCCTGCTGGTGACACTTGGAATAGGGTGATGACGGTTTGATCGTTAATACCGAGATCCCAAGCGGTAAAGACGGGTAGGAGAGGCTCTAGGGGGACGTTGGTTATCTTTCCCTCAGCTTCGAGCTTGTCCATGTATTCACCGTAATAGGCTCCTGATAGGGAAGCTTTAAAAGAACCGTAATATTCCTGCTGAATAGTGGAGTCATCCATTCCGTTTTTACGATCCTCTTCGATGTCCTCTTTAGTGACGATTGGCTTGTGAGATCCATCTTCGAGAATTGAATAGGTGTCATCGACGGTAAGAACCTCGCTGAACCATTTGGGATTGGTTTTGGCTTGGTTAATCATGTTGAAGGCATGATTTTCACCACGGGGTGTGAAGATGAAGATTGCCCATCCGTCATTGGCGTTGAGGATCGGCATAAGGTAATGCCAAGTCTTTTCGGGGATAATGGAATATTCGGAGATGACGATACCGACGGGATTAGAGCCGACGAGCCGATCGGGGTCATCTCCCCCTAGTACTTGATAAGTGGAACCGTTATTGAAGGAAATCCGCATTTCTTGGTTATTTATGCCTCCTTCGCCTTTAATGAAGGAATGGGGAAAATGATCGATGAACTTCTTACCGTCGTTGGTGATACCTTCCCAGATGACTTTGCGCCCTTGGTTGAAGGTGGGGAGGATATGCCAATAGAGCCCAATTCTGGCGGTTGGATGAGATCCTTCAGGGGGACAAGCGCAGTAGGCAATCTCGTTAATAGCAAAGAGATCCTTCCCTGCGCGGCGATGCCAACAGATAGCGGAACGCTTGCCTCCAGCCCTTCGGAAGTTCCAAAGGTTCATTTGGTAGGGTCTAGGCTTCCACCCTAATGCGGGGAGCCTCATTGAATCATTCGATGGAGGAACAAGTCGCATTGATGATCTTTTCTTTTTGTTGAGGGGTGGCGTAGAGATTGGTGAAATCGACTATGAAGACTTGAGGGGTAGAGCTTGCCTCATGTGAGGCTGTCCCTGTTTTCTTGGCTACGTAGGGGGCTAGGGAGTCAAACATTCCCTTTTCTGCTTTATAAGCTTCTACCTCGTCGGGGATTGCGTCGGCTTTATCTTTTAGGCGTCTAACGAGTTCGTCAGTGGTTAGACCGACCTTCATCATTGATTTTTGAAAATTCGAGCATGAATACGGATCAGCCTCTTGTTTTTCCAAGTAGGAGCCCTTTTTCTTTATTTGCCGTGTTTTCATTTCTTTATTGACAATGTTAGTTGTATCAAACAATGTTTGAGTGTACAAACATTATTTTAAAAATGGAACTAACCACATCTTCATTCATTAAGTTATTGACGCAATTTTGCGTTAAGTACTGCTCTATATTGGGATGGACAGAGGCATTTTTTGAGAAATGGGTTGAAGATCATTTGCAGGGGGGTAGGGCAGCGGTTGAGCTTAATTTTGATTCTGAGAGTGGTTATAAAGTCGAGGCATTGGGGTTTTTTAGATTTGTAGATGATATTGAAAAGACGAGTGACGAATTTTACCACGTAGAGAACGGCGAGATTTTATGGGTCGATCTATGGGTGGATGAGGTGGGGAAGAGTGGAAGGATGATTTTAGAGAGCGTTTTAGAGCGATGTAACGGGAATCAAAAGAAATTTGCCTACGTCCGACCAGCGAAGGATGGAGAACAAGAATCTGTTCGATGTTTTGGAATAGAAAAAATACATCGATTCGCAACAGCTTAAAAAAGAAAAAACGGAGAAATAAAAATTATGGGTGGATCTAAGAAAAAACCAGTGATGAACAACAAGATTGTGGCTCCAGTCCCTCAAGCGGGTCAGACACAAAACGACCCGATCGCCGCCGTTCCAACCCCTGATACGGCTGCATTAAGCGCAGAAGCGGAGAAAGAACGGCTAATGGCTCTAAAGGCAAAAGGACGCCAAGCCAATATTAACACCTCGAACGCTGGCGATACAAGCGGCGCAAATATCTCAATCAAGAAGCTGACAGGAAGTTAATGGATAAGCATTCGGAATTTACAGCTAAGGGTATCTTAGAGAGACACAAGTATCTTGTCGCAGAACGGCAAGTATGGAATCGTCTCCATCAAGATATTCGTGAGCTTATTCGTCCGAATGCGAAAGATTTTTACAAGACCGACTTAAACGGGATGGAGAGAACGCAAAGGATTTTTGATGATTCTCCCATGCACTATTTAGAGGTAGCGGCGGCGGGAATTGATAGCTCAGTGTTTGATCCAAGCGGAAGATTCTTTGAGATTGCAGCACGTTCCCCGATTACGATGAGTGACCCCGTAAAGCTCGCTTATTTGGAATCTCGAACAGAGGCACATTATTACTATCTGAACCAGCCCGAAGCGAAGTTTAACCAAAATAAACACGAATTGCTTTTGGATTTATTGGCCTTTGGAACAGGGGTAATGCACCGTTATTGGGATTATAAAAAGCGGATTATTCGTTTCCGCACTATTCCGCTCGCTGATTGTTATATCGATGAAAATAACGATGGAGACGTTGACACAGTATCCCGTGAAATCGTTTATACGAAGAGGCAAGCGATTCAAGAATATGGGGAAGAGAACCTTCCTAAGAAGATCAGGGAGGCAAAAAGCGATCATGAAAAATTCACTTTTATTCATCATGTTTGTCCTCGTTCTGATTGGGATCGAAATGCTATCGATGCTGGTCGTTATCAGTATGCCTCTATTCATGTGGCTAAAGACGACGAGTTTATTTGCAAGGAGTCGGGGTTTAAATTTTTTCCCTACCTCGTTCCACGTTGGTACAAATTAGCGGGTGAGATTTACGGGCGGTCGCCTGTGATGAATTGTATTCAGAATATCCGAGTTTTACAGGCTGCAAGTCGGGATCTATTGGAGATGTCTGATTTCATGATCCGACCTCCTTTGCAGGTGGTTGACGAGGCTTTAGTAGAGAAAAATTTGAATTGGTTGCCTAGTCAAATTATCAAGGTCCAACCTGGCATGGGTGAGGACGCAATCAAGCCGATTAACGTAGGAGGCAATCTTTCCGTGAGTCGGGAATTGATTAATGACGTTCTTCAGAAGATCGGGCGGGCTCTTTACAATGACATCTTTGAGGCGGTTGATTTCGGGAATCGGGATCGGGTGACTAAAGAGGAAACAATGAGCGTTTCCCGTTCCAAGCTCAAAAAGCTTAGTCCGATTTACGGGCGGTTACATGCCGAGCTTTTGACCCCTTTGATACAAGGGAATGACCAGATTTTACAAGAGAACGAGACATCGACATTTAAGGTATTCCCTGAACCTCCCGTTGATATGTCGGCAGATGAGCTTCAAATGAGCTTTATCTCTCCCGCGGCAATGGCTCAAAAAGGCGAGAAGGCTATGAATAGCCTTCAACTCTTCCAATTAACCGCCCCTCTAATGCAACAAGATCCGACCCTTTGGGATGGGTTAGATGTTAAGGGAATCTTCCAAGATATAGCGGTTGCCGTGAATATTGATCGTCGTCGGATGAAAAGCCCTGAAGAGATGCAACAGATTGCAGATGATCGGGCAGCGCAACAGGAACAAGCGCAAATGATGCAAGCGGCTCCGAGCATGGCGGGAGCGATGAAGGATGTTGCAAGAGCAAACAAAGACAATTCCGAAGCGGGCGGGGCAGGTGCTTTACCTTCTATGCCTAGCCTAATGTTTTAAAATTTATGTCAAAATTCAATAAAGAAAAATACATTCAACCCGCTTTAAAGGTTGAGGAACCGATCGTTAAACCTCATGAAAGTGAATTTGTCTTTTGGTCTAAGAAATCAATTCGAGCGGTGATCCTTGCGGGGATCATTGCGAAAATTGGAGACGGCCCTCTTGCACGAATTGAAGCTAAGAAAATCTCCGAGGATATTATCGATGGAAAAGACTAAGGTTAGATTATTTGGAAAAGTCTTTCTCCAAGAGGATGCGGTTAAGGAAGTAGAGCATCAAACGGAGCGGCTTCAAAAGTATAAGGAATGCTTCAACACTGAGGCAGGTCAATTCGTCCTAGCGGATCTAATGATCCAAGCATCAAAGCCCTCTTATGTCATGGGATCACCCATGCCGTTCCAAGATGTCACATTCAATTTAGGGGTCAAATCGGTAGTAGATGAGATTGTGAATACGGTCGAATTTAACGAAGAAACCCTTGAAAGACTAAACGAAATCAAAAAGGAATTATTAAATTATGAACGAAGACAACAATTCAACGCAAACAGCGGAACCGTCAGCACCAAGCCAAGCAATCTCCTCTAATGATGGAGCGGTAGCGGCTCAATTAAACCCACTAGTAGGAGCCTCCACCGCTCCCGCTATTGCTAAGTCATGGCATGACGAACTGCCAGAGGACTTACGAAGCGATGAAAC